AGAATTCAGTTGCATTCTCAACGAATGCGAACTCATCTAAGTATAGCAAGTTAATTGACATACCTCTAATGGATGAACCAGATGTTGCAGCTGCTATAATCCTTGAGTTGTTTGAGAATTCTATTGATCCTTTATTTAAAGCCTTGCATCCAGGCTGTAGAAAGAATGGTATGTTCTCTAGCATTAGAGTTACTCTGCCAATCATCTCCCTGGCAGTAGCTCCTTTGTTAGCTAGGATAGCTACCGTCTTTTCTGGTTTAAATAATGCATACCATAGTAGATATGCTACAGTAGATATAGACTTACCGGATTGTCTACATGCTAAGACTATTGAGAATCTATTATCATTGAAATGATCAAACATTTGCTTTTGATAATCATATAACATAAATGGAACTAATCCTTCATCCAAAGAAATAATTTTACAATAAGTTTGAGCAAAGTATACTGGGTTTTCTGAGCATTCTTTATATTCTAAGATCTTCTCTTTAGACCACTCAGTTACTTCATCAGCTCCCCTTACATTTGGATTTCCTAAATAGTTATTATTAATTTTCATTATTTTGTAATATGAATCTGACATGGCCATTTATACCACAGAGGTCATCGTTATTGCCAATGTGATCAAACATTTTAATCGTATATGGTGTTGAGTTTAGTATATTATTAATCTTTTCTAGACCATCTTCGTAATTGTATTTTAATAAAAATGACTCTTTATGCGGGCCCTGATGTTCTATCTCATACTTATATAATATTTTTAGATTAAATGTGAATAGAAAAGAATCATTAACTATGTCCATACACATATCTAATAGATCTGGTATATCATCAAAGGATCTATAGTGCAAACTATTAATTGCCATGGCACAATCAAATTTCTTTTTATATTTCTTAGTAAATTTGTAGTTGAATCTTTCTTCTGAGTCAGCACTCCCCCACTCCGTTGGCAACGGTTCAAATGTCATTATATTTGGAAACCATTTTGACCAAACATTTGACCCTGATCCTATATCTGCAACTAGGGTCGGATCATTTTCATATAATATATTAATATAGTATACTATATCTTTAAACATAACTCTGTTATCAAACCAAAGCCTGGGGGCTCTCATATTAATATCGCCATCAACTATGATATCATAGTGCTCAGCCATTCTATCGTATATCGGAATATGTATATTACTATTATAAGGTCTTATCTTCTGCATCTTCAATCACCAGTTCATCACGTAACATTTTCTGCAGATCTGTTGTTGACCCAATGAATACATTATTATTAGTAACTCCAGTGGATTCTAAGCCAGGAGGTCTGTTGTCAGTCTTCTCTACTTCTTTCTTTGTCTTATGGAGTTTTAGTATCTTCTCGCCAATCTCTGCATTCTGTTTGATTAGCTGACCAAGAACTTCGAATGCTCTTGGGTGTTCTGATTCCCTTGCTAGTTCCATCATTAGTTCGATGGCTTCATCGCCTTGATCTGTTAGATCATATAGGGATTTTCTTATATTTTTATAATCATTATCTAGATCATCACTCATGATATATTACCTATGGTTCGTTAAAAAAGTCTATAGTCTCCGTGTAAGGTGTTGTAGTTCCATCTATTTTCTGTACTTCAATTGGTTCAAGTGTATCACCGTCTATATACTTCACTCCAGTCTTTTCAATAATACTTCTTCTGTATAGACCCTTATAATATCTAATTCTTGTTTCAAAGTTCAAAGTATATACGATTGATCTTCTCTCGATCAAGTCACCTTCATATTCATCATTTAATGAGACTGCTGTTAGTATGATCGGAACGTCAGAAGTTAATTCCATCTCCGGAATATCTTTAATTGTTACTGTATATTCTGGTTGAAATATTGGAAGTATCTGTTCTAATATTTGTAGAGCTTCGTCCTGTGTCTTAGATAGAATGTTTAATTCAAAGTTAACTTTGTATACTGCAGGGGCACCTAAAGAATCTCTATTCTTAGGATCACCAGCTACTACATGAGCAAACTTCTTATGCTTGTTAAGCTTAGCAGCTCCGTCATATAACATATCAGTAATTTCAAATGAGATCCTAGGCAATTTAAGTGCCATCTTAGGATCTCTACTCTTCTCGGTTAACCTTGCTAGGAATTTCTGTCTCGGTCCATAAGCAAGAGGTACTTTAATTGTTTGGAGATGATCACCTGCAGCATTTCTCTTAATGACTTTAATATCATTAAATAGGGAACCGAAGACTGATACCATACGCCTTGTTGATTCGTTGTAAAAAGGATTCTCAAACATTATGTAGGATCTCCGAATGGATTAAATTCTGAGAAGTCTATGATATCATCAGCCTCTGATTGGAAGGCATCATTGTCACTAAAGACATCTCTGTTATAATTTGTTCTATCAACTATAGTTGTAGACTGAACATTATATGAAGTTCCACTCTCTGTGCCAATAACAACTTTTGTAGCATCAGGATCAATGTAGAACTTTCTAAACTTACTATCGGTAGTGTTATGAGATACAACTGTTAAGTTACCAGTGTCTAAACCTAGATCTTCCCAAGCAGCCACTTCACCTTCGATGTTAATAGGATTACCAGCATCATCATTAACTCCAGTCCATTGTGAAACTGTTTCTCCAATTCTATAATCACCCGTACCTGCATTCATTGAATAAGTGTATGATGTAGCATTCATGGTTTCTATATTATCAATAGCATCAATACCTGTATCAAATTCTTCATCATTGTATTCAAACAATTCACATTGCATTTTATATACTGGGAAGTCTTGCATCTGGAAGAATGGATCTTTTCTATCTACATAACGGATTTCAAATAGTCTATCAGTCATAGCTAGATATAATAGGTCACCTTCGGCTGGATAGAATGATGTGTCATTGCCAACAGCTTCTGTTAGATGTACCCCAATAGTCTGACGCCATCTCTTTTTAGATACAACGAATGTTGCCTGGTCTCTTATCTCTAAACCAAATTTAGTTAATAATGATCCATCGCCTTCAAAGCCATCGACATTCTCTATCCACATTTCAAGTGGATAGCCATCCTTGAATCTTGCAAAGGATTCATTTAGTATGTCGTCATGTGATATTTGTTCTCTAGGTATATAAACAACATCTTGTCCAAAGATCTTTAAAGACTCTATTACTAGATCTTCATAAAGAATCTGTTCGGATTTTACTTTCCCAGAAAAATATACAGAGGTAGCCATTCATTTATCCCATTAAGAAGTTATCAGGCATTTGCCAAGCAAGCTGCATCTCTTCTTCTAACTTTGTTAATTCCTCGACAGCGTCTTCAAACATCTGTCGTCCGTTCATTGTAATACCGCCAGGTAATGTGAAGCCATCGAACTTCATCATATTAGCTCCCCATTGTTTTTTGATCAGGGCTGCAACATATCTTTTTAAGAACATATCATTATATACATCCGTGTATGTATCTGGATCTATAGTTTCATAACATTCTAGTACTATATAATCACCTTCTGTCCAGCTTTCACTTGCAGCTACACAAGTAGCCTCAGTAGTATATGTTATATCAGAACAAACTGCCCCATTCAAACCTTCGAATCCATGATCAATATGAATTCTATTCATATGCCTATTGAATCTTAGTAGCTCAGTTGAATTCAATTGACCGTCAATCAATTCTAGGTTTTGCATACGTTGAGTATATGATTGTATCTGTGCATTCTGACCGCCTAATGCAAATACATCATTCAGTCTCATATGATATCCCATATCAAATAATGAATCGCCACCTTGTTGACCGTGTGCTAATAATTTAGTTACTGATATAATAGAATCCGGTAGGTCGATATAAGAATTGTCAAGGTCAGCCTTGGTTAATTGATGTTTATGGTATGTTCTAATAATTGCATCATCATGAAACATCTGGTAATATTCTAAAGCATCATCGACACGATCGTCCACTTGATCTTCATCTACATTGATCTCAATCACTGGAGCACCTAATGCTCTCATTGCATGGTCAATTAATTCTGCTCTGCTTGTTACCTTTGCCATAATAGTTCCTGTTGTATACTGTTATTTATAAGTTTGGCCTAATAGGTTCTCATATCTATCTTCATTACATTTTTAAATTCGTTGTCTACCGCATCGATAGTGCTAGCAGATAAAGTTATACCCATCAATTGCAACCTAGGATATATATCCTTTTTAAATGTAATACATTTTATTGTTAACATAAGACTAAAGAATCTAGCCATTAACTCATCTTCCATCTGGGCTTCACTATAACCACCTGCATCTATTATGGTTGAACCAATTCTATCTTCTGTTGCACTCTTAGCTTTTATTACATATGCATCATATGGCCCTGCTACCTTTGGATCATTGAACCAACTGTACCTACCCTTTTTACCATTCTGATCCGTCCCCTGGCTCTTCCAGTATCTAACTTCTAGATTCTTCATTATCTCCCAAGATGCATATTCTTGGTTGAGAGCAACAACCACGCCATCCAGTTGTACTTTCATATGATGAACTTCTGCATCGGTAAATAAACTACTATTACCCTTACCCCAAGAGGTTAGTCCAGTGCCTTCCATATGTAATGCATGACCAATTACTTCATGGGCAAATGTTTGGAATAGGTTTCTAGCCACTAGTGATAGAGCGACACCAGCTGATCCGTCATAGAGGGCTGTCATTAAACCACCCAACATCTTATTAATTCTCAGACCAGGGCTACCGCTAGAACTAGGTTTAACAAATTGAACTAGACTCATGTCTCCGCTATTAGTGTTCTCCTGAATATCCCTTTGATCAACCGAGTCTGAAGTAGTAGTGTTCTTAGATAATATCAGTCTCCATATTCCATTCATCTCACCAACTCTAGTTGCTGCATCATCAAGGAAACTTACTGTAAGACCTTTATGCAATGAGCCTTCAAACTTAAGCTCTTGCCCCTTGAGAGGGAAATTACTTGGATCTGGGTGACCTAGATATTTTTCAAACTGAGTCTTATCATCTTCATGATATACTAGGTCATATATTTTCATACTAACAATGACCTCATTCTTCGGCCAATTTCCTGGATCATTTACATCACCTTTCCCTGCATCCCATTCTTTTTGAGATAAATAACGGGATCCTCCATTTACAACATTAATAGCTCTCACGTCATATGGAGGTGCAGCAAAGCCCGAACTCTTAATCATTAGTTTTATGGGATCACCTTTACCAGCTGGATCTTTCAGGGTCATAACAGATCCATACATGTTAGGGCTTTTATGCTCTTGGCCTGTAGCAGGATCTATTGGTGCTGATACTAATAACCTAGTCCATAGAATAGGCTCATTGAAATTAAAGAAGGTATTCATGTACCCTATGTAGTCTAGTTTTCTAAGACCTTTCATATTTTGCAGGACTTGTAATATTTCAGCTGGATTACCATGCTGACGTATCTCCTTTCTATAGATATCAAACACCCAGTTCTTTAATCTGGATTCATCTACTTCGCCAAAGTAATAAGCATTACTACCTACATGATCTGCCTTAGGCTGAGAGCGTACTTTAAATACTACGTCGGTTTCATGTCCTATGTGATGGACCATCTTTTTGCCTATGACATTACTAAAAATACTTCTTATGCCACTGCTATCATGTTTGTTAGGGCCTTGTTGTAAGTATGGTATAACATCACCAGAGACATCACGAACATTATATAGACTCTGGCCTGCGCCAGTTCCCCCTAAGAAGTTATTAACATATGTACTGGTCCCAACTATATTAAAGTTATTATCTATCCAATCAATGATTGCTTCAATGGTAACATTATTGCCGGTGGTAGTACACTTCGATTGATTGTCCATCCCCGTACCTTGTATGCCGTGGGATGGCAACATGGTTGCGGTTATCTTATTACAGACTATTGTTTTATTAATATTAGCTATAACTGAGGCATGAACCTTGGATAGGTTGCCAGCAAGAAGATCACTATCGGCCTTCCCCTTATAGATCTTATCTTGATGATGGCCCCTTAGATATAGTAGCTTAGCTGCATCAGCATCTCCCTTATATAGATTAACCCAATCACAGTCCTTTCCGCTAACTAAGATATATGATATCAGTAGACAGCCAAATGCATCATCAGGATAACTATTAATAATATCAACATGATTCTTTTTGATATCATTAACATCCTTTAACATGTCATCTGCCCATTCAGGGTATACAACTTTATTATATTTAATGCCTGGAATGCCTACTCTTCTAGGTAATAACGGATCCCTTGAACTTTGATACCTAGAAAGTTCATCTCGTATTTCATTTTCATTTTCATAGAAATCTGCATTGGTGGTTACTTTACGTACCAAGTTTGCATCGAAGTCTGTGTTAAATACCCAGTCCCTTTGCATGTTATCATTCCAATCTTTAACATGTTTTCCTAGTCTGGTCAGTGCTGTCTTTATCCAGTCTTTATTTAAGATCTGATATAAACCATACGCCTTGTTTCTTGTTTCTACTCCAGGCTTTAAGAACTCAGCTGCAAATACTCCGAAGTTTCCAAAGGTATCGAAGCCTGCATATGCATCATATTTTTTAGATCCATCTTCTGGTATTTCCCAGAAGCCTAGGCCAGGCTCGTGCATTTCTACTTTAAAGTATTTCCCTAGAAGAATGTCCGGAACATTATTATGCATTGATGCAATAGTACCTCTGCCCTGTTGGAAGAAGTCAATTACTTCATCTATGATATGATCACCTGGAATATCATCATATGTAAATATTGCTTGAAACCCTTGATAGAAAAGATTAGCTACGGTGGATGCATATCCTCTAATTATACTGGCATCCTGGCCAATTGGCACTAGAAGTTTAGCACCAAGGTATCCTTTAATGTGATTCAGTATAGCTTCGTCTTCAGTGCCGTCCTCATTGTAAGCTCGTATGGCAGACTTCTTATATCCAAGGTATAATATACTTTTATATAACCCAACACTATCGAGATATGATATATCATCATATAGATTTATATAGCTATCAAATGCATTAGGCCCTAGTACTGTATGCTCATCGTACATTGTACCAACCACAGCCCTTTTAAAGTCTAGACTAAATGTGCCAGCACCAGCAGTATAGAATTGTGTACGGTTCCATTCGATATTTTCTGAGTCAATTAAAACCCCCATAAACCATAATACATTTGCTTCAAATGTATCATACTTAAAATCTCTCTGACTGAAATAACAATTGCCAGATAGTTCCTTTGATTTATTTCTTCTACTCAGAGAATCATATAATAATCTAATAGCAAATCTTGTCTGACTACCAAATACCATACCAGACTCTTTTCGGTACTTGTCAGATCCAAAGCATCTGGTTCTAGGGGTAACTTGAGTAATTCTATTAGTTACCGTTCTCATTTTAGATAAATAATTATTTGGCATCTAAGGGTTCTCCCATCCATCAGGCGGAGTTAATAATTCTTCTATTGCTGCGTTACCACCTTCAACTATATTATCCATCTCTTCCATTAAGTATACTATAGCTTTGAGACTCTGCTCCCATGATATTTGTTGTGCTGCTCCCCAAGTTGCAAATGGTAATGTAGTAGTTATATCTATTAGCTGAGCAGATTTGAATATTGCTAACTCATTTAAATGAAGTATTGCACTGTCAGGTCCTAGTATATCTTTAGTTGTATGACCATAGTAAATTGCTAATTTCTTTTCTAAATCAACGAAACCTTCTGCATTGTAAATGTCCCAGTACTCATCACTGTTTAAGAACCATGACATTACTCCTGATATAGAAAATACAATTACAGCAGGGATCCAACCGCCTGCGGCAAATGCAGCTGCAGTAGCACTAATGGCTCCAATCTTAGCGCCAAATCTAATCTTAGGGTTAACCACATACTTATCTATCTCTTCTACCGTGTCAACTATGCTATGCCAAAAAGCAGGAGGATCAGCACCATTATGTCTTCTTCTATATATTTCCACAGCTTCTTTCATCAAGTCTTCACTAACAGCGCCTCTGTGTTTATACTCCATCATCATAGCCTGTAGTGCGGATCCACTATATCTATTTTTAGCTGACACTAAATCATCACCTCTTACTAGTACTTCATAGCCTGGCCATGTATCAGCCATGCCTAGAGTGTGAATAACTCTAGTTCCGGTTGGTAACATGTAATATTGTTTCTTATGAATATCCCTGCCGCCAATAACAGACTCGCCAGCTTGACCACCAGATGTTGTATAATCAACATCTTTAAAATCAACTAGAGTTGTTGAGTATGTTCTGCCAATCTGCTCTGGCTCTAATGCTTCTACAATACCATATAGATCATGTTCTCTTAGCACAAACATTGGCTTCTCAATAACAAAGCTAGAATATTTCCATAGCACAGCGGCTAGGTCTCTATGTGCAATATTTTTAAGTAATAAGTTTTCTGTACTTCTTATCTTCTTCTCAAGGGTAAACATTTCTTTCTGTTCAAATGTAGTTAAGAGCTCCAAGTTAGAAGAATATGTTTTCTTAACTGGATCATACACTGTTAACTTTTCTCGTAGCTCGAATTGTCTAGAAGTTAGCCGATCGAATTCCTGGAGCTCCCCTTTATATTTTCGCATGAACTCGTCAATACCAATTACATTGTCACTCCTAGAAAGGTAACCTTGTTTACTTCTAAAGACTATAGCATGCTTAGCTGTTTCATGAGTAGTAGCCTTCATCTTTTCTATCTTGGCTATATATTCCTTTGTTGTCATAGACCAGTCTGGTGACTTGCTTTCGAATATAGCTTTGAACTCAGCCTCTGATAGATTTTCTAATGGCTCTGCTGATGCAATTGATCCGAATAATATTGTTGCTAAAAATTCTAATATGCCTTCTACACCAATTGTCAAGCCGCCGTCCATAACAACTTTCTCAATTGCCATTCCAGTTAATGTATTATTTGATTTGAATGATGTATTTAAGTCTGTCCAGGTTTCATCAGATGCCTTATATATTAGACTATTTAAGCTAGTTGATGTATTAGGATTCTGTGAATCATTGACAAGTACATTCCAAGAACCAGAAGTTAATCTGATACCACAATCATAAAGATCGCCATCACGCGCTAATGCTTCGCCATTGACAGAGACATTAGGCGATCCTGAGGAGAGATTTGTTGTGTGAGTGGCGCAGCTAGGGGATGGAACTGAAGGGTGCGATGTATTAGAATCACCTACTCTGTGAGCAGGTTTACCGTTTATGAATACATTAGATGATCCTGTAGATGCATTTGGTGCAACACCACATTCATGTACCGATACTGTATCACCAGCCCATCCAAGTGGTTCCCATGCACCTCTTGCAGCAGCAGGCATGCTACACCTTTAATAACTTTTTAAGTTCTTTTTGTAATACCTTTGCGTCTTTTACCATCATATCAATTTTCTTAACCGTTGGAAATAGTCCGGACTTAGATTTATCTAATGTAATTTCATTACTTAATTTATTTGCAATTGAATCTAAGTCTCCAATAATATTACTCATTTTAACTTTGAGGGCAGCTGCAGTACCTCGGGTGAGTGGCTTCTGCATTTTTGCTTTTGTTGCTGCAGATGGATTTGCCCTTACTTCTGCTAATTCTTTAAATGATTTCATTGTTACCCTCAAGTGATTCTTTATAACCCTTAATCTTTTTCTTTCCTAAGGGTTTATGATAACCAGCAATTGCTGCTCCTGTTGCATTAGCAATTTCTTCTGCGGTTACTTCTGATGCTTTCTTATCTTCTAATTTCTGAGCAGCTATCTTCTTAGCCTCTCTCTTTTCTCTTTTCAGTAGAGCACGCTTAACCGCTTCCTTATAACCAACAGTCCTACAATCTGTACTAACCTTTTCACTAACTTCTACTGATTCATATGTAGCGGCAAGCTTTGACATTTTAGTTAGTTTAGCTCCAGCCTTCTTATCTACCTTAGCTGCTAGTTTATCTAATTGTGTTTTAATTTGTTTGGCAGCTGCTGAGGTTTTCTTCTTATCATTCTTATAAACCATTTGAGTCTCTGTAGCTCTCATTGATAAAGACTTAAGATTCTTTTTAATCTTTTTAAACTCAGGTTTATCTGATAGACTATTTAAGGCCTTACCTATACCACCCATGTTTTCACGTATGTCTTTAAATTTAATCACTTTCGTTATCTCCTTCCCAACCTGCATCGATAGCATTAAAGAATTTCTTCTTTTGCTCGTCATCCAATTCTGCTGCTGACTTAACGCCAAATTTCTTTAACTGACTATTAAAAAATTTCTGGTAGGCTTCTTTACCACCAGAAGCTTCTCTAATTTGGGATAATGTTTTCATTATTATTGTTCCTTATTTAATGGATCGGTATGCCCGCCCTGTTTAGTTTTAATATCACGAAGCATTTCCTTCATGTTTTTAGCATCGATTGATATCTCTGTAAGTTTTATCATAACTTCATTATGCTTCTCGGGCCAACTAAGCCTAAAGGCAGTATTTGCTTCAACTTGATTAGCCATATTATTTTGTCCGGCTGATATTTGTGATGCCCACCATACTGATGCAATAGTCTGAGAGAAGATAGCAAGAATAATACCAACAGCCGAATTCTTCAACCACTGTGGCAGCTCCGATCTAGTTTCTCTTAGGTGATTGATATCTTGTCTAATGCTAGCTTGGCAAGATGCCATATCTCTTTTGAGAATTTCTAAGTCGGTTTCTAAAGTATTAACTCTATTTTCCATTCTCTAATACGTTTACTTATAATACTATTATTTATAACTTATGCGTCCTAGATATTATCTTTCCTAGCTTTAGAGTATCTATTTTGTCGTTTGGAACGTAGCGCCATATATAACCACGCTCTGGATCATCACAGCCGAATACTGTAACTGATAATCCTATCTTAACAATGACAGCCTTATGATTATCAATCATGACATGGTCGCCTTCTTTAAAGGGCCCGAAGTATTTAAAACTTAAACCATTAGCTATATTACCAGCAAAGTCCTTTACCCAAAAGACTAGGACTACACCAGCCATCATTGTAAAGAATGGGGTTATTAATTCAGCTAGATCTAATCCAAATTTATCAATGGTAAGCATCGTACCATTCACCATCTATATACTCACCCTCTTCAGGATCAGCTTCGCCCATCTCTTCCATCTCTTCTTCATCGAATGTTATTGTACCAAAGGCTATAATGCCTTCATCAGTATCAACATCTATCATACCTTTCTTACCATTAGCAATATCTTCTCTAAGTTGAATTGATTCTTCAAATGTTATTAGCCCTACATTCACTGCAGTGTCAATAATATCTCTTTCTACCACTACATCTTTTATGGGACATGGCTCACCTGCAGCATTAGCATTTCCATATAGGAATGCAGCTATTAATAATAATCCTACTATTCTTATTATTGCACTCATTTTTTAACCTCTTCGTCAATTACAATACCCAATGCTTCATAATCAGCTCTAAGCCATTCCAATTCTAATCTTCTATCTTCAGCGAATAAATCTTCGAATGAAACCTCTTTATCAATAATAGCCTTATGCTTTTCCTCTGCTTTCATTTTGTCTTCCCAATCTTTCTTCTGCTCTTCAATTTCAGCAGCGGCATCTTGGTGACTAGCATATGTACAGTGTAGGGATTCGTGTCCTAAGATAGCTAATGATTCTCTATCATCCCATGTAGTCGGTGGTACTATATGAATAGTACAAACATCATCTCCTTCTCTTGTTTGGGTAAATGCTCTGACCTCTCCTTCCTGATCTTCTGGTGCCTCTGTTGCTTCTCTAAATGCTTTGTTTAAATCTTTCTCATTATTATAAAATACAAATTTAAGAATGAATGCCGTTCGTTCTATTTCTACCCTAGTATCGCCGTATCGATATAAGTCAAAGTCATCTAAGGCATAGGAATTGAATCCTATTATTGTTGCAATTAAAGCTATCAGATATTGTTTCATTTATTAATCTCCATTAGTAGTAGTGTTATGCCAATCAAAAGTAACGGCATGCCGATAATCCAAATCATAATATATACCAGGATGCAGCATTTACGCCAGGTCCAGGATTCAAAACATTTTTTTTCAGCTACACAGTGTATTATGTTATGAAACATCGTGAAGCATTAGTATGACAACACTCATTAAGAAAGCAACGTTAATTAATATTGCAACACCTAAGCCTCTCATACTGATCCTTTCCAATCCAGGCCACGTTTTCT